AGGTCCGCGCCCCGGAGGTTCGCGCCCCGGAGGTCCGCGCTCCGGAGGTCCGCGCGCACGAGGTTCGCGCCCGAGAGGTCCGCGCTCCGGAGGTTCGCGCCCGAGAGGTCCGCGCTCCGGAGGTCCGCGCCCCGGAGGTTCGCGCCCCGTAGGTTCGCGCCCCGTAGGTCCGCGCGCCGGAGCGTTCCGCCGCTCGCCCATGCGGCGGCGGCGAGGTGTGCGAGGTGAAGGTTCATGCAGCCCTCCCGACAGCACCCGCGAAGGCGGCGTCCATGTCATCCTCGGGCTGGGCCTTGCCGAACAGTTCATCCCGGCGCAGGTGGAGCCGGTCACGGATCGGGTCGAGCCATGACAGGGGCAGGTCCGAGGTGTAGCGGTCGAAGTTGGACAGCCAGTCGGCAAGCCCGTCCTTCGTGAGCCGGTCCACCTCGGCCATGATGCGCTCATGGTCGCCGTCGCGCTTGGCCTGAGCCGCGTTCTTGCGGCCACCCATCGGGGCCGGGGCCGGGGCCTCGCGCCGGGGCGCAGCCGCCGCAGCGGCGTTGCCGTCGTCATCCTCGGGGGCGACACCGACAAAGGCGGCGAGGGCATATCGCCGGGCGTAGGTGGTGGCCGACCCGTAGGCCTGGGCGTCCACCTTGGCGAGCGGGATGGTCAGGGTGCCCCGGATCCATTCGCCGGAAGCGTGGGCCAACATCGTCGTCATCTCCATGCGCCCGTCCGCGCAGGGGCCGGGGCTCTGGACGATGGCGAGGCCGTGCTTGGTCAGGGCCTCGCGGCAGGCATCCCAGACGGCGGCGAGGTCGGCGTATTTGGAGCGGAAGGCGGGGTTTGCCTTGCCCTTTACAGCGCCTTCAACCTCGCCCTGTGCGGCTGACAGAGCCTTGGCGAGCGAGGCGATGGTGGGGGAGGTTTCAAACATGGTTCAGGTTCCTGACTTGGAAGGCGGCGAGACGGGCGGCTTTCAGAGCGGCCCAAGCCTCGTCGCAGGTGGGGAAGGTCTCGACGATCTCGTCGGTGGTGATGTCGTCGTTCTCGCGGAAACGAAGGCTCCAGCCTTGAGGGGCGGCGGTGATGATGAGGGTGGGCATTAGGCGGACCTCTTCACGACTTGGCCCATGAACTCCACCAAGTCCTTGGCCTCGGCCAGATCGCGGCGCAGTTCCGGAAACAGGGTGGCCAGAGCGTCCAGCTTGGCGGCGTCGATGACGCGGGCGGGGTTGGCGTCATGCGAGGTTCCCCGCAGCACGTCGCCGACGGCGCGGCTCAGCTTGGCGTCGATCACGTCGGCGATCCGGTCGAGGTTGTATTGTTGCGGCTTCAACCAGGCGACCTGACGCTGGAGGGCGACCTTTTCCAGAGCCCGCTCGGTAAGCGTTTGATCGGTCGGCATGGTGTAGGGGGTCGGGTCGCAGCCCGAAATGCAGACGCCCTGACGGCGATCCATGCGGCGCTCATACTCGGAAACAAAGCCCGCGCTGATCTTGCGCTCGCGCTCAACGTAGTTGGCCACAAACGCGGCTTCTTCGGCAGTCAGGTTTTCAAGGGAAACGTTCATCTAAACCTCCATTCGCCACAGCGGCGACAACGGACCATCCCACGCGCCCCGGATGACGTCAACAAAAAATCGCACATCGAGAAAAAAAGATTGCACGGCCCATCGCGGCGTGGGATGGTGGGGCCATGAAGAAACGCACCATCTCAGACCTTCGGGTCAAACACCTTCATGCCGACCTGGGAATGGCGGTGGGCCATGCCTCCGAGATTCTCACCGGCAAGAAGTCACCATCGCTCCGTCTGGCCGTGCGGCTGGAGGATGCATACGGAATTAAGCCTCGGGCATGGTTGGAAAACCTGCGCGAGCGGAACTAGGGCCGCGACTCCTTTGGAGTGGACAGCCGGACGCCTCTCAAATGCTTAACCTGCGCGCAAGCGTCAACACGGTCGCGGCCCTTTCGCACATAGTCCGTGAAGGTTAGGAAGTCCGGCACTTCAACTTCAACCGGAGACACGCATGAACCTTCTTCAGCAATCCATCGCCCGCATCAAGGCGAAGTGGGCATGGGAACGCGCCCAGGCCGATTTTGACCGCAGGCTTTACGAGGCCCGCCGGGCGCACAAACCGACGCGCCACATTGAGGCCGAACGCCGCGACTACGTTCACAATGCGCTGCGGGGCCGGTCATGAAAAAGCGCATGATCTGGAGTAACGAAAGTGACGCGATTGCCGCCGCGATGCGGGCGAATGGCGCGTCTAATGCGAAGATTGGCGAGCGATTCGGCGTTTCGGCCAAAAGCGTTGCGAGCAGATTTTGCTACGTCGGAATGCTGCGCTCTATTGACATGGCCGAACGCCGTCGGGTCATGGATATTAAAGAGTCCAGCGCGCACACGGAGGCCCTGATTTTAACGGAACTGGCCGCGCAGAGGAAGGCCTGCGAGCGCCACGCTGAGGCCGTGATGGCTCAGGGTGGGTTCTGCGCGTTGAGTGAAAGGTCGCTCGGCTCCGGCAAGTGGGCGGTTAGCCTGCCCCTGATTTGGCCAGCGAGGGCGGCATGAAGGCTCCTCCTTGGACCCACGAGATGGACGAACGTCTGAAGCAGTTGCGGATTGACGGGCTGTCGTTCGCCGAAATTGGCGTCGCGATGAATGTCACCCGCCAAGCCGCCAGTGGCCGCGCGCACAGGCTCAAGGCCAAGGGCGTTGCAATTGCCGCGACGGTTCCTCCCGCCTATCAAATCAAGCGCGCACCTAAGACGCCTCCTGAGCCCAAGCCTATTCGGACCGCCGCCGAAAACGTCGGGACCGGACTGCATCGGGCCGTCGCGCCGCAGAAGCCGTGGCGGGTGGTTTCCGAGGCCGCCTGGATCCCGCTGGACTCCGACGCCGTCAAGCCGCTCGTTGTCCGCGATGCCAAGCAATGCGCCTGGCCTGTCGGTGGCGAGGGCTCGGATACGCTTTGCTGCGGCAAGCCTGCCATGACCGGCAAGCCTTACTGCGCCTATCACCACGCGCTGGCGTTCATTCCGTCGAAGCCTCTGACGATCCGCGACATTAGGAGGCACCTGTGACCTTTACAAGCAATGCGCCTCCCTCGACGTTCGGAGCGCCCCGGCCGGTCTTTCCGGAGCCCGCCTATACGGTTGACCCGGGGCCTTCCGGTAAGGATTATTTCCGGGGCATCCTCGCGGCTGTCTGTGCTAAGCGTGGCGTTTCCCCGGCGGACGTGATCGGCCCCAGCCGTCAGCAGTATGTTGTCCGCGCGCGTCACGAGGTAATCTGGACGATGAGGCAGGCGCGCAAGGCCGACGGCAAAAGACGCTTCAGCGATTCCATGATCGCGCAATGGGTGAACCGTGAGCGGTCGGTAATGGTGACGGCTGCAAAGTCGCATGAAAACTGGATGGGGATTCGCAAGTGAGCGTCGGCGCGATTGATTGGGCTTTCAAGGTCGAAGACGTCAACGCGCCGTGCAAGCTGGTGCTGCTGGCCCTCGCCAATTTCGCGAACCTGCAGAACCAGTCATGGGCCTCGCAATCGACCATCTCCAAGATGACTTGCCTCTCGACGAAAACCGTTCGGAAGGCCCTCGCCATGCTGGAGGCTGACGGCTTCATTTCGAGGCAGGAACGCCGCCGCGAGGATGGGTCACGGTCCAGCGACGTCATCACCCTGAACCTGTCTCAGACGGAGTTGGGGGGTGGGGAAGGAGGTTCCCCGGGTGGGGAACGTAGTTCCGGGGGGGTGGGGAACGACGTTCCGGGGGGTGGGGAACCACGTTCCCCCCTAGAACCGTCAATAGAACCGTTAGTAAGAACCATAACCCCCCTTAGTCCCCCCAAGGGGAAAAATGGAAGGCGGCTTTCGGAGGATTGGATTCCATCGGATGCGGACCGCGAGAAGGCCAAGGCCGAGGGCCTGACAGAACCGGAGATCGAACGTGCAGCGACTGAATTTCGAAACTACTGGTGTTCCCGCCCCGGTCAGGGCGGTGTTAAGCTCGACTGGAGCCGAACCTGGCACAACTGGATCCTCCGTTGTGCGGACGGCAGACGCGGACGTGGCGCGGGCATGGCTTCTCGCACAGCCCAGCCCGGAGGAAGCCGACAAGGCTCTGGTGACTTCGCTGAGATCGTCGCTCGCCGTCGAGGTTACGGTTGACGTCTCGATCCGCTATCCGAAGTCCGGAGGCTTCCGCGTCCATGCGACCGGCGCGAGGGTGCTTCCCGGAAGCGATGCGGAGAACATTCCGCAGGCGGCTTCCCGGATGCGCGCGGCATTGACGGGGCCGACGAAGGAGCAAGCGGAGGATTGGCTTGTGATGCTGCAGGCCGCGTGTGCGGGTGGCAGGCGATCCGAGATCGGCGCGACGGTGGCGCTGGAGCTTTACGCCGGATGCCTCATGCGCTTTCCGGCCGACGTGGCAAAGGCGGCTTGCATGAGGCTGGCACTCAATCCCCGACCCGGCGGAAACTGGTTCCCGACGCTCGCTGAGATCAACGAGGCCTGCGAGGCGCTGGCGTCATCCCGGCGGCTTATGGCTCATGCTCTGGAGGTCTCCCAATGACCAGACGCCGCAAGCCCTTTGACCCCGCCGCATCCGAACGCCGTAAAGCCGAAACCCGCGCCGAAGTTGAAAGGCTGGAGGCGATGGGCGCGGAGGTGAACCTTGGATCGGACGGCAAAATCCTGTCGGCATGGCGCTCCAACGTCTTCACCGTTCTCCTACGCTCCGGAGCCATCAACCAAAACCACCACCATGCCGCGATGAGGCTTGCCGAGGATTGGGCCATTTGGAAAGGCCTCGCCGGCTCACGCGGATCAACGGTCCAGGTTGATGGTGGGGCCGGATCGGCGGAACTGGTATCCGACGCCATGATCCAAGCTGGCCGCCGTGTAGCGCGCGCTCTGGCCGCTGTAGGGCCTCTCGACGCCTCCCTCCTGTCCGCGTTTATGGTGGCGAGCGTTGAGGAAGATCGGCCCATGCAGTGGCGCGGGATCGTTGAGCGCGTCACAGGCATCCGCTCGCGGGATGGGCAGTCGGCGGCGGTGCGGATGGGGCTGGAAAATCTGTGGCAGGTTTTTACCGGGCCGCGAAAATAGCTGTTGACGGTCCGGGCCTTTGGTCCTAGTGTCACTTCATAGGCCGCTGGGGCCTAGAGGAGATGCAGATGCTTTATGTAGTCGTCAACCGGGCCGGAGAGCCGATTGCTGAAGGCCTGACTGAGGCCGAAGCCGCCCACGAAATCCTGACCTATGACAGCGCGCAGTATGAGCTTCGCCCAGAGGAAGACGGAGTCGGCTATCGCCTGTGGGGCAGGGAGATGAACGGTCGCTGGTCAAGCTATCGCTTTTACTCCCTCGCCTCTTCACTCGCCGACGCTCAAGCTGAGCTTATGAGCGATGTCGTCCGCACCGCCTGCACCGGCGAGCGCTGGAAGGCCGAAGCTGTCCCGCAGGCCGAATGGGATGAGATGCAGGCCCGGCTGGCGGAGGAGAACGACCAATGACCGAGTGGATTGAACACCAGCCGGCAGTAAAACACGACGGCGGACCGTGCCCTTGTCCGGACTTTCTGATCGTCGAGACTTGGGGCCGAGAAGAGGGCTACTCCCCTCGCCTTACGGCTAAGCGCGTGGACTGGCAAGACGTTCAATACTGGCGTCCAGCCGACCCTCATTGGGAGTGCAGTTTTTACCTCGACCGCTTGGTCGCCTACCGCAAAAAAGAGCCCACCGCATGACCCGCCTGATTCGCCTCGCCGCAGAGGCCATCCTAACCGCCTCCGCGTTCACCGCGCTGGCATGGCTGCTGATCGCCCTGGCCGCTATCGGAGGTGCGCAATGACCCCCGCTGACCTTCGAACCCTCATCCAATCCACCAGCCTCAACAACACAGCCTTTGCCCGCCGCATGGGCCTCAACCCCCGATCCATCCGCCGCATGCTCTCCGGAGAACGCGAGATCACCTCGCGAACGTCGGCAAACGCTCAGATGGTGGCGATGGTTGTGAAGATGGAGAATCCGTGATGTCAGATTTCCCATACCTGCTGACCGAAAACACTGAGCTGTCCGACTGGATTCCGCACGACGGCGGCGGGTGCCCCTTGCTTCTAGGCACGAGGACCTCGGTGCGGTTCCGCGATGGATACGAGGAGATCTCTGACAGCCCTAGCAATTGGAACTGGACGCACGCACCGAGTCCGGGCCGCGTGGACCCGCGCCGAGATATCATCGCCTACCGCGTCCGCCCCCTCCCCGACATGCCCAAGCAGCCCACCTCCCCCAACGACCACTACCGCCAGGGCGATATCGAGTGCATCGACGCGATTCGCGCGGCCCTGACCGACGAGGAGTGGCGCGGCTTCTGCAAGGGCAACGTGCTGAAATACACGTGGCGCGAGAAGCACAAGGGCGGCGACGGCAGCCTGCTCAAGGCGCAGGACTACCTGCGCTGGGCTCTGGCGGGCAAGGCGGAGGACAAGCAATGAAGCCGTCCGAAGTCCTGATCGCACTCGCCTTCGTTCCCGCCGGGGCGGCTCTTGCGTGGCTTTTGGTCGAGGCGGTTTTCGCCATGTGGACGCTCATCTGGCCTCGGCTGTTCACCTACGGTCGGCTGAACTTCAACGGCTGGATGGTTGTCGCGATGCTCGCGAGCCTCGCAATCGCCGCCATTGCCGCCACCCTTCGGCATTTTGGAGCCTAACCCATGACACATGAAGAACTGGACAAGGCCACGGCGGATGAGGCCTGGCGACTACTGGAGGAGGGCCAGGACGTCGCCATCATCGCCGCCCGCCTAGCCCGAGAGCAAGAGCAGGAACGGGCTCGGGTGCTGGTCGAGCCCGCCGAGGCAATCGTCAACCGCGCCGTGCGTGGGACGGGCTCAAACGATCTCCGCTGGCCCCACATCCTCAAAGCCGCCCGGCGGCTGGAGGAGGGCCTGACAGCCTACAAAGCCGGGAGGGCTGCCCCATGACCGCGACGAACGAACAGATCAAGGCCGAAGCCGAGCGCCGGCGGTTGAAGCAATACAAAGCCTACGGTGGGCGTCTTCCTGACGTCGGCGGGTCTCTTATAGACCACGTCATCGAAGTGACCCGCGAGGGCTGGAAGCCGCCAGAGCCGGTAGACCCCGACGTGCTGGCCTACCGGGAGTGGGAGGTGGGCAAGCCCGCCACTCGCGACTTCCGGGAAGAAGTGCTTGCAGGAAAATGGGACCGGAGCGCCTCTGCAACCGGCTTCCTCGCCGGTGCCCGCATGGCCCGAGAGCAAGAGAAGGAGCGGGCGAAGGCGCTGGAGGGGCTGCTGAGGGAGATTGAGCCTTACTCCAACTTCATCCCATGGTTTGACCTTCAAAACCGCTTCGACGCTCTGCTTAAGGAGCCCACCCCATGACCGACTGGATTGAACACACAACCGACACCTGCCCTGTAGACCCGGAGACGGTGGTAGAGGTGGTGCTACAATTTGGCGCAAGCATAAAAGCCCCGTCGCCCCCAAAGCCTGCCCGCCGCTTTATTTGGACGGAAGACGGCAGCATCACCCACTACCGCATCATCACCCCCGCCAAGCCCCCGGAGCCCGAGATGGCCAACCCGCCTAACTACCTCGACACGCTTTCCGAAGAGAAAAGGCGAGCTGTATTGCTTTCCTGCCCGCCCAAGCCCGAACCCGACCTCATCACCCTGCGTCTGGAGTGCCTGAAGCTGGCGGTGGCGCTCGAAGTGTCGGAAGGCTGCGGGGTGATGAACCTTGAGCAGGTCGCAGACCGCTTCCTCCGCTACGCCATTGACGGATCGGTGGACAAGGCGTAACACCTAAGCCATATTGAACTGGCCGGGAGCATGACACTTATTGCGTTCGCACTATGGTGCGACCCGGCCCCACACTAAAGGCAAGCGATGCCTGAACAAGAAGCCCAGAACAGCGAGCCAGTGCTCCATTGGTCGGATTGCGCGGTCTATAACGAGCCCGCTTTGCCCGCCGGGCCATGCGACTGTGGCGGGTTTGACGGATCGGTGGACAAGGCCCCTTGACACCCGCCCGCTTCTGAGGCATGTCCAAACACTAGGCGCGCGAATTGCGCCGACAGATACCCGTCGGCAGCGTGCTGTCGGCACAAGGGCCGGGGGAAACCTCGGCCCTTGCCATTTAACTCCCCCGCGCGGGAAGCCGGTCGGCGACTGGTGCAACGACCGGAGAGGGTCGGGTGCGCGAAAGGCCCGGCCCTCACATCTTCGGCCCCGACATCGCCACAACACGCGCATCAACCCTGACCCGTAAGCGATAGTCGCGGGCCGATCCCAACCGCATCGACGCCAGGAGGCCGCAAGGTCTGGCGTATGGAGGCGACCATGACCCTGTTTCAGGGGACGTTTTTGTCTGACGTTCGGGACGAAGGGGCGCTGATCCCCATCTCTCAGATCATGGAAGCCCTTCAAGACGTTGGCTACCCAGACCTTCACTTGGCCCGCCGAGGGTTTGAGGATCGCCTTTCGCGGGATGGCTGGCACTACCTCATAGCGCACGACGCTTGGGCACCGCCTTCGGTGGTCGCAAGGCTTCGGGCTGGCGGAGACCTATCAGGCGCTGAGGTCGCGCCCGTCTATAGTAGAGGCGAGTAGATGGCCCAGGGCGTAAAAACCGGGGGCCGAAAAGCCGGAACACCAAACAAGGCCACGGCGGATATCAAGGCTGCAGCACAGGCCTACACCGAAGACGCCCTCGCCACGCTGGCCCAGATCATGAAGGCGGGTGAGAGCGAGGCGGCGCGGGTCGCGGCGGCAAACTCCATCCTCGACCGTGGTTTCGGAAAGCCCCGGCAGTCGGTGGATTTGGACGCCCAGGTCAAAGCCGACTTCTCGACCATCGAGCTGGTGGGTGTGAGCCCTGAGTAAGGTTCAGATGCAAATCCCGGCCAAACTGGTGCCGGTGTTCATTGGCCCAGCAGACGTTCGGGGGGCATACGGCGGACGGGGTTCAGCGAAGTCGCGGACGTTTGCCAAGATGACCGCTGCCCGCGCCGTGATGTGGGCTAGGGCGGGCGAAAGCGGGATTATCCTGTGCGGTCGCCAGTTTATGAACTCGCTGGCCGACTCCTCAATGGAGGAGATCAAGCACGCTATCAACGAAGAGCCTTGGCTGAAGCCGCACTTTGAGATCGGCGAAAAATACATCCGGACGACCTGCGGGCGCATCGACTACGCCTTCACCGGGCTGGATCGGAACATTGACTCCGTGAAGTCAAAGAGCCGCATTCGGATTGCATGGATTGATGAGGCCGAGCCAGTCACCGAAGAGGGCTGGACCAAGCTGGATCCGACGCTTCGGGAGGAGGATTCTGAACTTTGGGTGACATGGAACCCGGAGGGCAAGAACAGCGCAACGCATCGGCGCTTTCGATTGAGCCAAGACCCGTTGGTCAAGGTCATCGAGATGAACTGGCGGGACAACCCTTGGTTCCCGGACATTCTGAACCGGAAGCGGTTGAGGGACATGACAGAGCGCCCGGATCAGTATGACCACATCTGGGAAGGCGGCTTCAAAGAGATCACAGACGGAGCCTACTTCGCCAGCGCGCTGACGCAGGCCAAGGCGGAGGGTAGGATCGGGAACGTCTCGCCTGATCCGCTCATGACGTTCCGCGCGTTCTGGGACATCGGCGGGACGGGAGCCAAGGCCGACGCCTGCAGCATCTGGATTGCGCAGTTCATCGGGCGCGAGGTTCGGGTTCTGGACTACTACGAGGCGCAGGGCCAGCCTCTGGCCACGCATGTGAATTGGCTGAGGTCCAACGGCTACGGTTCGGCCTTGTGTGTGCTTCCCCATGACGGGGCGCAATCGGACAAGGTGTTTAGCGTGTCCTACGAAAGCGCTCTGCGGGATGCGGGGTTCTCGGTTGAGGTTGTTCCGAACCAAGGCCGGGGAGCGGCTGCGGAGCGGATTGAGGCGGTTCGGCGGCTCATGCCTTCGGTGTGGTTCAGCGCTGAGAAGACGGCGCACGGTAGGGACGCTCTTGGCCACTACCACGAGAAGCGGGACGAAAAGCGCGGGATCGGGCTGGGGCCAGAGCATGACTGGTCATCGCACGGCGCGGACGCCTTCGGGTTGATGGCTGTATCGTATCAAGCGCCAGTGGTGGCGAAACGGCCGAGGCCGGTGGCAATGGCGGGAGGCTGGATGGGATGAAGGAATACGATTCCGACGCCAGCAAGCCCGACGCGCTCAAAGACGCCCTGGAGGCCTTTGAGAAGTCCGCCGAGCATGACGATGACAACCGCAAGGCCTTTGAGGACGACATCGACTTCGCCTTGCTGGAAAACCAGTGGCCGGATCAGGTGCGCCGGGATCGTGAGCTTGAGGGCCGCCCCTGCCTGACGGTCAACAAGCTGGCCGCGATGGGCCGCCAGATCGTCAACGACGCGAGGCGGAACAAGCCTGGCATCACGGTTCACCCGGTTGACAGCGAGGCCGACCCTGAGACGGCTGAGGTTCTGAACGGCATCATCCGGAACATCGAGCAATCGTCGAACGCTGAGGTTGCCTACGACACAGCGCTTGAGAATGCGGTCTTCGGCGGCTTCGGATATTTCCGGATCAACACCAAATACACCTCCGACGACACGTTCGATCAGGACATCGTCATCGAGCGGATATCAAACCCGCTTTCGGTGTATCGGGATTGCTACTCGACGGCGGCGGATTCGTCGGACTGGAATTATTGCTTTGTCGTGGACAGCCTGTCGAAGGCCCAGTTCAAGCGCCAATACCCCGGCGCGGAGCAGGTCGACTGGAAGAGCGAGGCCTGGCGTGACCTGTCATCGCCTTGGCTGGACGGCGACTTTGTGCAGGTTGCGGAATACTGGACCCGCGAGAAGGCCAAGAAGCGCATCCTGCTGCTGTCCGATCAGTCGGTGATCGAGGCCGACGAATACGAGAAGAACAAGCCTGCTTTCGACGCGGTGGGCATTCAGGTGATGGCCGAACGCGAGGTCGATACGCACAAGGTCAAGCAGCGCATCATGAGCGGCGCTGAGGTGCTTGAGACCGTCGATTGGGCGGGGAAGTATATTCCCATCGTCCCGGTCTATGGCACTGAGGTGGTGCTGAAGGGCAAGCGCACCTTCCGCAGCCTCGTTCGCGGGGCGAAGGACGCTCAGCGGATGTTTAACTACTGGCGCACCACGTCCACCGAACTGGTGGCGATGGCTCCCAAGACCCCGTTCATCGGGCGCAAGGGTGCGTTTGAAACCGACATCAACAAGTGGGCGACTGCGAACACGCAGAGCCATGCGTTTATCGAGTATGACGGCCCTGAGGCCCCTCAGCGTCAGCCGTTTGCTGGTGTGCCTGCGGGAGCCCTGCAAGAGGCCCTGAACGCCTCTGACGACATCAAGACCGTTCTCGGCATGTATGACGCCAGCTTGGGAGCCCGGTCGAACGAGACAAGCGGAAAGGCCATTATCGCCCGCCAGATGGAGAGCGATAACGCGACCTTCCACTTCATCGACAACCTGTCGCGCGGCATCCGTCACGCGGGCCGCGTCCTGATTGACCTGATCCCCCAGGTCTACAGCGTCCCGAGGGTGCTGCGGATCATCGGTCAGGACGGCGAGCCCGACATGCGCCCGGTCAATCAGGAGATCAGGACCGAGGAGCGCAACCCGCTCACCGGCGAGATCGAGGAGATCGTGAAGATTTACGACCTCACGGCGGGCCGCTACGACCTGACCGTCTCGGCTGGGCCTTCGTTCGCCTCCATGCGTCAGGAAGCGGCCTCGCAGATGATCGAGCTGATCCGCGCCTATCCGGATGCGGCTCCCATCATCGGCGACTTGCTCGTGAAGAACCTCGATTGGCCGGGGGCCGATGAGATCGCCGAACGGATGCAGAAGGCGATGGGCATGGCGGAAGAAGGCGAGGAGGCCCCGCAAGGCCCTGACCCGCAGGCCGGGCAACTTATCCAGCGCTACGCTTCGGCGCTCCAGGAATTGCAACAGCGCTATGCTTCTATGGAGGCCGATAAGGCCCTTGAGGCTCGCAAACTCGATATCGCGGCCTATGACGCTGAGACCAAGCGGATCAGCGCCATGAACCGCGAAACCAGACTGCCCGCCGGTCTTTACAACACCGGCTGACAGAGCCCGGCCCGTCGTGAGACGCGCCTTTCCCTTTGATGGACCCTACACATGAGCGAAGACACGACCAATCCGGTCGATGTTGAGGATGATGCTGTCCTCGACCAGCCGGAAGTCGAAGTCGAAGCGGACGATACCGCCGACATCGACACCGATGAGACCGAAGGCCAGGCCGATGAAGCCCCGCCAGAGGATGATACGGAGGAGATCGAGCGGGACGGGGTCAAGTACCGCATCCCCAAAGCCCTGAAGGATGACCTTCTGAGGCAAGCGGACTATACCCGGAAAACGCAGGAACTCGCCGAAGCAAGACGCACACTGGAGACGCAGGCCCAAAGCCTCGCCCAACAAGACGAACTTGCCCGAGCGACCCTCGAACACCGGACCAACCTGAAGCTGGTCGAGCAACAGATCGCTCAGTTTCAGAACACCGACTGGTCAGCCTATTCGGCGCAGTATGGTGCGGACGCCACGGCTGCGGCTATGGCGTCTTGGCAACAATACAGGGACGCTCATGCCGAACTGTCTGGGGCCATTACCCGCGCAGAGGGTGAAAGTCGGGCAATCAGCGAGCGGAACGCCGCCAACGCGGTTGCCCAGGCCGAAGCCCAACTGTCGCGGGAGATTGAAGGCTGGGGCGTCGAATATCTCAGCAGCCTTGCCGCTTACGCCTCGAAAGAGTTTGGCGTGAGCGCTCAAGAACTGAGGGAATCGGTCATCAACCCGGATGGAACACCCGACACGAGAACCATTAAGGTTCTCGCGCGGCTCCATAAGGCTGAAACCGAACTCGCCACGCTCAAAGCCGAGAAAACCAAAGCGCAGCAAGCCTCGAAACAAGCGTCGGTCACTCCCGCCAAGGCCGTGGGCCAGCGGGCCGGGGGATACAAGCCCGGACTGAACGACGACCTTCCCATCGAGGAATACATGCGCCGCCGCAATGCCCAGATCGCCAAGGCGAGAGGGCGATAACCCACACACGGCCCGTCGAGATGACGCGCCTTCCCATGATGGACAATTCACATGCCTAACACACTCCTGACTATCAACATGATCACGCGGGAAGCCCTGCGTGTCCTGCACCAGAAGCTGAACTTTGTCGGCTCGATCAATCGCGAGTACGATTCCTCGTTCGCCAAAGACGGCGCGAAGATCGGCGACACGCTCCGCATCCGCCTGCCGAACCAGTACGTCACCCGTACCGGTCCCACGCTCTCGGCAAACACGGACACGGAGGAGCGTCAAGTCTCGCTGCAGGTCGCCACTCAGCGCGGTGTGGATCTGAACTTCCAATCGACCGAACTCACGCTGTCGCTGGATGACTTTTCCAGCCGCATTCTTGAGCCGGCGATGGCCCAGCTCGCGGCCTCTATCGAGGCGGACGCCCTGACGATGTATCAGGACGTCTCGCAGTCGAACTGGAACGTCGGTTCGGCGGCCACATTGGCCCGAGTGCTTCAGGGCCGAAAGCTGATGCAGGACTCTCTTGCCCCGCTCAACGACCGCACGGCGCTCCTGAACACTCAGGACAACGTCGATCTCGTGGACAGCCTCAAGGGTCTGTTCCAGGATTCGACGAACATCTCCAAGCAGTACCGCGAAGGCTACATGGGTCGGACGGCGGGCTTTGACTTCGCCGAAAACACCCTGCTTCCGCGTCATACGCGCGGTGCGGCCACGGGCGCTTACACCACCTCGACCCTCGTGGCGGTCCTGCCTGTGACCTCCACAACCCCGGTCAGCGCCATCACCGTGGCGACTGGCACCGGCGCGATGAATAAGGGCGACGTTTTCACCATCGGCAACGTCTTCTCGGTCCATCCCGAGACGAAGGTGTCAACCGGCGTTCTTCAGCAGTTTGTGGTTACCGCGAACTACGTTGGCGGCGCGGGTTCGGTGCAAATCTCTCCGGCCATCGTCATGGCTGGCGGCTATCAGAACGTGGTCATTCCGACCACCTCGGCGACCGCCGCCATCACCTTCGCTGGCACGGCCTCGACGGCTGTCGGCACCTCTCTGGTTTACCAGAAGGACGCCTTCACCTTCGCCACGGCTGACCTGGTCATGCCGAAGGGTGTGGACATGGCCGCTCGGGAGGTCTTTGACGGCATCTCGATGCGGATTGTGCGCCAGTATGACATCAACAACGACAGGTTCCCCTGCCGTCTCGATGTTCTCTACGGCTATCGGACGATCCGTCCGCAGCTCGCGGCTCGCCTCCACAATAACTAAGGCGCTTGGGGGAGGGGTTCGCGCCTCTCCCCCATTCTTTTATCGGGGGTCTGCATGGCGATTACGAGTTACGCCGAGCTGCAATCGTCGGTGGCGGGTTGGCTCAATCGCACTGACCTTTCGGCGGTCATTCCGGACTTCATTTCGCTTGCCGAGGCGCAATTTAACCGCGTCATGCGCGCGCGTGAGATGCAGGGGCAGTCAACCGCCGACATCACCACGGCGTTTTTCGCCCTTCCGGCGGACTTTGCAGATCTGAGGTCCATGCGCCTGACGGACCCGCTTGGGGCCTCGTGGGAACTGATACAGGCGACCCCGGAACAGCTCTCGGAAGGCATGGCGGATTCGCCCGTCGCCTCCGTCCCGCAATTCTTCTCCATCCTCGGCGAGCAATTCCAAATCTACCCCCCGCCGAACGGGTCCTACACCGCGAACCTGATCTATGTTCGCAAGCTTGTCCCGCTTTCGACCTCCGCGCCGACCAATTGGCTGCTGGAGACGGCTCCGGACATCTACCTCTACGGCGCTCTGGTTCAGGCCGCTCAGTATCTCCGGGACGCCGAAGGACTGGCGACATGGAAGACGCTTCTGGAGCAGTCGATTGAGGAGCTGAGGGTCGGCGATAAGCCTGTGATTGGCCCGCTCCGGACGGACTTCCCCATGCTCGGCATTGACCGCCGTTATTCCATCTACACCGACCACTGAGGTTCCTAAATGGCCATCAAGTTCGACACAGCCACCCGTAATGCCGAAATGGACGCGGTAACGACCCGCGTAGGCACCTCGGCGCGACTGCGGGTTTACAACGGGACGCGCCCCGCCAACCCGGGCACGGCGATTACCTCCCAGACCATGCTTGTTGAGCTGACCTGCAACGCCACGGCCTTTGCTCCGGCGGCTTCTGGCGGCGTCCTGACGGCTAATGCGATCAGCAATGGCACGGCGGCCGCCACTGGAACCGCCTCCTGGTTCCGCCTGTTCCAGTCCAACGGCACCACGGCGATCATGGACGGTGACGTGGGTACGTCGGGCTCGGACCTGAACCTGAATAACACGAGCATCGCCACCAGTCAGACGGTGAGCGTGACGTCCTTCACCGTGACCGAAGGCAACGCCTAAACGCCTTTGAAGGGTTGACCCCATGAGCCTGGCCGAACGTGTCGCCGCCGCCGATCTCGCCGGTCTTCCAGACTGGCAGGTTGCCGAGCTGCTGAATATCCCTGACCCCAGCCTTCCGGAAATTGTCACCCTGGAGCAGACCCTTTTGGGGCCAGCGGGCATTATGGTCGCCCTCGGCCCCGAGGCCGGGGCGCGGGTTCTGAACGCCATCGAAGCGGGCGCGGTGCAGGACGCGACGTTGCGCTGGGTCTTCTACATTTTGAAAGGCGGCGGGGTCGATACGGCTCACGCCTTTGTCCGATCCGGGCTCGACGACCTGGCGGCGGCGACGGTCATCACCGCCACCGACGCGCAGATTCTGAAGGCGAGCGCCGAGCGGCGCAGGTTCCCGTCTTGGGCGGAGCATAACCAAATCGAGGTGACGGCCCGGTCTGTGGGTCTGGCCCGTGGAGCAGTGGGGTAGATCATGGCTGTCGCAAAATGGACAACCCCAAGTGCCCGCTCTTCAAACTTTGCTGGCGCGACGCTCAACTCCCTGGCGAATGCCGGGGAGTCCTCGGTCGTCACCTACGACAACAGCACCAACCGGGACCTTTACGGCCTGGTGACGATCAAGCTGGGGTCCATCACCCCGGCGACCGGCGGATCGATCACGGTCCGGGTCACCCTGAACGATGGCACGGACACAGCGGACAGGGCCGGAGGCGACCTCTATGTGGTCCCCCTGGTCGCGGGCGCCGGGGCCAAGGTGGCGGTCCTCAACATGGTCCGCCTCTACCCATATTCAATGCGGTTCTCCCTTGTGAATAACGCTGGGGTGGCCCTGGCGGCCTCGGGCAATGAACTCTACGTCCGTCCTTGGAACGAGGACGTCGCCTGATGGCCCGCGGCGTCTCGCCTGTCGATGAGGCGTGGCTTCAGGGGCGGCTCTGGACGCCAGCGAGCATCCTTCCTTCGCTTTGGCTCGACGCCGCCGATCTCTCGACTCTTGTAGTCGATGGGTCGGGCGTCAACACCTGGCGGGACAAGAGCGGCTTTGTCCGTGACGCTACGACGACCGTCAGAAAACCAGCGTTCTTGAGCAACGCCACCAACGGCCTGCCAGCGGTGAACTTCACGGCGGGCGGCGCGACGAAGCTGGACACGCCCGATTTCAACATCGCGCCCAACCGCCAGTTCTGCTCCTTCGCGGTTGTGTCCGGGGCGGGGCTTCTCGGTGGCGGGACGTTTCCGCGCATTTGGGTAACCAAGGGTGCCGGGGATGGTTCTGGCGCAGGGACAACATACCCACAAGGATATTTTGGTTCAGGCGCGGATGCCGGGACTGCATTGCAGATTGCAGGCGGTGCTGGCATATCAGCGCCTATCGTTACGGGCCTTGGCGCCGGACCGCAGTTGCTGACCGGCGCTTTCGGCACGGCGAACCTCGCGGCCAACGAGAACGCGATCTCGGCCAATGGAGGCGCGCGGTCGGTGCTGACAGGGCAGAGCGGCGCACTCAGCACCACCGGGATAAGAATTGGGTCAGATGTAAGCGCTTCAAATATTAGTTCGTGGAACTCGTGGATAGGCGAAATCATCATGACGCTCGCCCTTTCATTCCCGCAGGTTCAGGCCGTTGAGGGCTATCTCGCGTGGAAGTGGGGCCTGGTGGCCAACCTGCCCGCCGCGCACCCGTTCAAGAACCGACCGCCGCTGATCGGAGACTAAGCTCATGGCCCTGCGGATTCGCGTCCCGGCTTTGTCCGCCGGGGCTCCTGGCGGGGCGATTACCGGCTCTCTGGCGGTCACGGAGGCCCCCGACGCCCTCGACGCCCTCGGCCAGGTCATTGTCTCTGGCTCGGCTGGCATTACCGAAGCGCCTGATACCGTCTCGGCGTCTGGCACGGTCTCGGGCGGCGGCATCACAGGTACTGCGGCCATCCTAGAGGCAGCGGATACCGCTTCTATCTCGGGTGCGGTTCTCGTTGCGGGCTCTGTCGGCGTCACTGAGGCGGCGGATACTGCATCGGCCTCTGGCACTGTCTCGGGTGGACCGGCAACCGGCACTGTAGCGGTCGCGGAGGCCCCCGACACGCTCTCCGCATCTGGCGGGGTGGCGATCTCGGGCTCGCTGGCCCGAACGGAAGCGCCTGATACGCTGGCGGCCTCTGGCACGGTCTCTGGCGGGCCTATAACCGGCACGGTCAATGTCACGGAGGCCCGGGACACCCTCTCGGCTGCGGGGGTGGTGTTTGGGGGGGACATTACGGGCTTTCTCGCGGTCACGGAGGCCCGGGATACGTTGTCCGCTGTGGCGCTTGTCGCGGGTTGGCGACCAACCGGGGTGACGCCGGAAAGCTGGACCCCGGCGGGTGTCGGTTCGGCGACATGGACACCTGTGTCCGGGTAATTCGGAGGTGTGGACATGAGGCCGGTAGATCCCCGCTTCGGCTTTCCGCTGGCCCCCACCCTGCAGGAAATGCAGGACGTCATCCGCGAGGCTGAAACCCCGACCAAGCCGGTGCGGTTCGCCCAAATCGCGCAGGCTGATCTTCCCCCGGCGGAAGAGTGGCAGGCAACGGCCATCCTCGTAACCGATCACCACTGCCTTGCTGTGTCCATGCAGGTTTCCGGCGCATGGGAATGGCGTCGCGCTGACGGAGGTCCGCTTTAATGCCGTCGAGTTATTCTTCCTCGTTCCGCCTGAACTATCAGGCCCCGGGCGACAACCTCAACACTTGGGGTGTGCAGCTCAACAACGGCGTCTTCCAGCTTCTGGAGGATGCGCTGGCGGGGTCTGTCACTCAGACCCTGTCTGGCCCACTGATCCTGACGAGCGTGAACGGCGCGACGGATCAGGCCCGCTGCATGGCCCTCAACATCACCGGCGGGACGGGCGGAACGATTACGGCTCCGAGCGTCAAGAAGCTGTATTTCGTCCGCAATGCGTCTTCCGGGGCGGTTGTCGTCACCACCGGATCGGGGGCCACGGCCTCGTTCGCGGCGGGCGAGGTGGGCTTCTGCTACTCGCCGGACGGGACTAACTTCTACCGCACCACGACCGCGACCAACTTTGGCGGCGTGACCCTGACCAACCTCGGCGCTCCCACGGCTAACACCGACGCGGCGACGAAGGGCTATGTTGACGGCGTGGCCTTCACCATGGCGGGCGGCTCACTTCCCGGCCAATCCGGCAATGCGGGCAAGGCGCTCATCACCAATGGGACGGTTGCCTCTTGGGGCATTCCCACCCTGACGACCTCTGACATCACCAACTACGCCTCCGATCAGGCCGCCAAGACCGACACGGCCACGAAACTCGCCATCGCCTTCGCTGCGGCTCTCTAAGGACCCCCTGAAATGCCTGTCACTCCCAACTCCATCGTTACGCCTCAGACTGTGTGGAGCGCTACT